CACCCGCCGACGCGCGCAAGGAAAAGCGCAGTAAGGGCCCGGGAAAACAAGAAACGCCCCCGGAATACCGGGAGCGTTGGCGTGGGGTGGATGATGGGGTTTTACTCCCGGCTTTTTCTTCTTTCATACCCTCGTTATAAGGCCGTAGAAGGCCGTTTCCTATTGCTGAACTACCCGGAAGTCCGGGATTTTTGTCCCGGTTTTGTCCCGGTTACTCACCACCTAAAAGCTCAACCTGGAGCGGTTCAAGCGGTAAAAATTGCTTATCGCGCAGCTGCTGGAGCGTGCGGTTTGTTACCGCCGTGTGGAAATCCTGCGCTGCAACCTGGCAAAGACGGGCTACTGTTTCGCTGTGCTCCTTGGACCAGCCCTTCCCGTATAACTGGTCCATATCTTTGGTAATAAGCCCGTAATAATGTCTGGCCGTTATGGCCGCCTGGTCCATCAGCTCCTTCGTGCTGGCAGTAATGTCTCCTTCCATGGTTTTACCTGTTTAAAATTTCGATATTATTCTCTCCGAAGACCAGCTTTAGAACCTGGTCTTTTTTTTCTTTCGTAAGGCGCAGCTGAAGAAAAACCTCCGCTGGTTCTTCGCCCTTTTCCATCGGAACATACTGTGTCGGCCACGTCAATATGTCCACCGGCGTCACTCCAATGACTTTTGCGATATTCGCAAGCTCGCCCACCGATAGACGACGCTGACAGCTCAAGATCTTACTCATGGCCGTAGGCTCCGAGAAGGCCAGAGGGGCGATGGCGGACTGTTTCAAGTTCTTACTCGACAGGATTTTGAGGATGTTCCCGGCGATTTGTTCCTGGTACTTTTTTTCTTCCTTTTCCATAGCTCAAATTTAATTATTGACTATCAGACACTTATAATTTTTTCAGCATAAAATTTGCGATTTTGGCAAATTATTTTTGCGATTATCGCAAGAATAAACTACTTTTGTAACACAAAACAAACACACAGCATTACAGTACAAAAGTACGGCAACACAAGAAAATAGTAAATAGTAAAAATTGACTATCATGACAAAATTCGCATTTAAAAAGGGCTGGGATCAGGTTCCCAATGGTCGGACGGCAGAGGTAAAGGAGAAACTCATGGCGGCCATCGGCATCACCGGGAACGCCACCTTTTACGCCCGCATGAAGGGTATCCCAGAGCCCACAGTCTCCGAGTACAACGCCATCACCGGAGTCTTCCAGGAGATCGGCATCACTGACATCTGGGGAGAGTAAGCGATGGAGACGGAGCCGCTCACAACCAGAGAGCGCCAGGTGGCCGAGCTTATCGCCTGGGGAGCCGCACAGAAAGAAGTGCCGGACCTCCTGGTGGAAAAGTATGGCGGACGCCCGATATCCGTCTATACCGTCCAGAACATCCTGGCCAGCATCTACGCAAAGACACGCACCAACAAAGCAAACGAGCTGGCCGCCTGGTGGTTTACTCACAATATGGGCGTGGATGTAAATGCAGCACCCGCTCCGTCTATCCGCCAGCGCTTACTCTCCGTCCTCTTCCTTATGATAATAGTCCCGCAGGTCGCATCGGCCGACCTGGATCAAGCCGTCCGGACTGTCAGAATAAGAGCACCACGGCCCAGTCGCACCGAAAGGGTAGAACGCGGCCGCCGCGAAGAATAGAACACACGAATCTTATAGAAAACAATAAAGGCATGTTGTACCCGTACCCCGGCACCCCGGCGCAAAGAGAAATACTACGGCGGAGATTTCAGCGTCTCCTGGAAATGAGTCTGTCCGACTGCATAGACACTCTCACTTCTTTTGCCGCCGGACGTGTCGTGGTGGATATAATACACATAGATAGCATCCTTCATTCCCGTTTTGGCAACTACGAGGACAGGGGGCTTTCCATGAACGATATACTCAAAGAGCAGTACGGTGAAGCTGCCGTTCAACTACTAAACGAGCTAATATGATTTACGGATATTTAAGAGTATCGTCCGACGAGCAGGACGTAAACTCCCAGAAGCAAGGTGTGGAGCAGTTTGCACTTGCCCATAGCTGGAAAATAGACAAATACATCACAGACGAAGGCGTCTCCGGAGGAAAGGATCCGGACAAACGGAACCTGGGCCCGCTGCTGAAGCAGCTACAGAAGGGCGATATCGTCATTTGTTCCGAAATTTCCCGCCTGGGGCGTGACCTGTACATGGTGATGGACATCCTTCACTTCTGCATGACTCAGGGCTGCATTATTTACACAGTGAAGGATAATTTCACCCTTGGTGATGACATCCAGTCAAAGGTACTCGCCTTTGCTTTCGGCCTTGCTGCTGAGATCGAGCGACAGATGATCCGGCAGCGCACAAAGGAGGGGCTGCGCCTCCGGATGAAGATGGGATCCCTGGTAGGACGCCCGTACTTAAACGAGGGAGACCAGACCCGCAACTTGGTCCGGGAAAAGCTGGAGCAGCAGAAAGATATGATTTGTCAGCAGTTTCAATGGGGCGTCCCCTTCCGACGCCTGGCCACTAACTTCGATGTGGACCGGAACACACTGTACAGGTACCTGGTAGAATGGGGATGCTACGACACGCTGGACGCGGATGGCGGCGAAGCCCGGAAAAAGAGGCTCCGCGACCACAAAGAGAAAGAGGCCGCCAGGAAGAGGGAGGAGTACCGGTCCCAGTATAAAGAGGGCTCTTATGAACCGGTGCCTCTGGATAGAGAAAAAACGCTGAAACTAATCCGTTCCGGCCTAACCCTGCCCAAAATAGCATCTGAGTTTCCAGAGTTCAGCTATGAGCAAGTTTACGACACCTTTATGACAGACAGGGAATATAATACCCTATACCGTCAGTTTGGCCAAAAGAAGTGCGTTAAGAAAAAATGAAGCCGACAACATGGCTGGATTTTGCAAACACAAAAACACATTTATATGACACAGGAAGAATATGGCGTAAAATGCGCCCAGAATAACGCAGAACTAAAGCGGGAGCAGCTCCGGCTCCAGCGCATCCAGGGAGAGCTCAAAAACGACCTCCGGGAACTCACCAAGAAGTACCAGACAGAGAAGGACCGCATCGAGTGGAGGATCGACCAGAACAAGGTGGCCATGGCCGAGGCTATAGCCCGCGCCGCCAGGACAAAGTCCGAACTGAACGATGCCTACCTGGCCTCCCTGAAGGAAGACCTCGAAAAATAGCGCACCATGGATATCGCATTAAAAGACATGAAGCTCATCCGGGACGCGCTGCACAGTAAGGTGAACATCCTCCAGTACGATCCAAAAAGAGACGAGCGGCAGTACCAGGACTACAAGCGCCTCCTGGACACCTTTGAGGAACTCATTTTACGACAGTAGCGAGACCCGCCGCCATGTTTGCATTTTTAAAAAATAATTACGACCTTTGCCCCTGTCCTATACTCGCTCAGATATCTGACGGGGCAAAGTTCCCCAGATATCGGCACAAGAATAATATGCTCAGGCCCGTCGTATCCGTAAGGTGCGACTATTTGCCCCTTGGGGCGAGTGTAGGACAGGACCTGAGCTTTTATTGTATCTATACAATATGTCCTACACTGAAAAAGCTGGCACCTCACTGCCGCCGAACTGCCCCGAACTGGAGCCGTTCATCAAAGCCCAGGCGCACATCCGCGCCGCTCTCCTTTTCCAAGACGAAATCCGCTCCCTCGACCGGTCCCACATCCCGGGCGAGGAGAAGGGCCGCTTCCACAATCTCGCGGAAGAGGTCGGCTCCATCCTGCTGGAGGCCCTGGACGACCTGGCGTGTCTCCAGTACGCCTATTTTTCGCCTGTATACCCTATCGACAACCCTGTAAAGAAATAAGCCATGCCATACCTGAAGAAAGAATTTACCGACCGCATCTATGAGCGTGTCAATACCGACGGCGAGCTGCTGCTGGAGGTAATCCGTGAGGCCGCTGGCGAACCCCGCAAGCACGAGCGGTCCGAGACCACCTTCGTGTGTCCGCACTGCCACTCCGGCGCCCTGGTGGTGAACACCAAGAAAATGGTGTACAAGTGTTTTTCCTGCAACGAGGTGTCCGGAAAGAACGCCATCAACTTCCTGATGGGCCCCGGCTCGGACCTCTCCCTCCCCGATGCCATCAAGTACGTGTGCGACCGCTACGACGTGGCGCCGGAGTATGAGGACGACACCCCCAAGCGCCGCCGCGCCCAGAAGCCCAAGGCCTCCGAGGTTCCCAGCAAGGAAGACCCGGACGCCGGCTCCTTCTGTTCCAGGATGCTCGCGGAGAGCGGCCTGACGCGCAAGGACGTCACCGCCACCGTCCGGATGGACGCCGGTGACTCCTCCCCGCGCGAGGTGGTGACCTTCCAGAAGGGCACCATCAACGACCGCTACGAGATAGACCACGACGGCGATGACGCCATCATCCTCTATTACGACATCGAGGGCAACCCCTGCACCTACACCTTCCAGTCCAAGGGCCAGCGGCCCGTGGAGCGCCCGTACTACCGCGTGCGCTTCCAGTTCCCGGAGGCCCACAAGGACAAGTACGGGAACGCCATGAAGTACCGCTCCCCCTCCGGCTCCCCCACTTTTATTTATTACCCTGAGTGCATCCGTGCGGCCTACAGGAAGAAAGAGGCCCTTCCGGTACTCTTTATCCAGGAGGGCGAGAAGAAGGCCGAGAAAGCCTGCAAACACGGCATTCCGTCGGTGGCCATCTCCGGCATCCAGAACCTGGGCGACGCAAACAAGAAGCTCCCGGCCGACCTCATCAAGGTGATCCGGGACTGCAACGTGAAACAGGTGGTGTTCCTGCTGGACAGCGACCTGCACGACCTGTCCAGGAACCTGTCCGAGTCCAAGCCCGTGAACCAGCGCCCGAGCGCCTTTTTCAGCGCCGTGCTGAAGTTCAAGTCCTACATGAACGAGCTGGTGAACCAGAACATCTACGTGGAGATATTCTACGGCCACGTGCTCAAGAACGACGCCGGCGACAAGGGCATCGACGACCTTCTCACCAACTCCCTCAAGGGGAAGGAGAAGGACCTGGCCGACGATATCCGCTTCGCCATGCACGAAAACCTCCTGGGCGGCAAGTACGTCCAGCTGTACAACATCACGGAGGTCTCCCCCACCAAAATCAAGGAGCAGTTCTACCTTACCAGCGCGCAAGCCTTCTGCGAGCACTACAAGGATGACCTGAAGAACCTCCGGGAGTTCCGCTGCATGGGCTGGAAGTACCGCTTCAACGAGAAGGAGGAGCTGGTGAGCGCTTCGCCCGTGGAACCGGACGAGCAGTTCTGGGAGAAGGACGACAGCCGCCGCGGCGAGCCCCTGAAGTTTGTCTACACCAACGCCATGACCTTCCTGGAGCGCCGGGGCTTCCACGTGTACGAGCGCTCGGACGACAACTACATCCTCATCCGCGTGGAAGACGGCATCGTCCGGGGCATCGCTCCCAGGAAGGTGTCCAACTTCATCCACGAGTTTGCGAAGGCCTACCTCACCAAGGACGTGAGGGAGCTGCTGCTGCGCGGCGGCACCCAGTACGTGGGCCCTTACCAGCTGGAGCAGCTGGAGCCGTTCCGCGGCGCCTTCTTCGAGCCCACCCGCGGGCTGGATTACCTCTTTTTCAAGGACCAGGCCTGGCGGATCACCGAGAACAGCATCACCACCGACGACATCAAGAACATCCGCTTCAATATCTGGCAGGACGCCGTGCATGAGTTCTCCGGCATCGAGCTCACGCCGCCGCTCCTGACTGTCCAGCTGGACGACCTGGGCGACTATCATGTGCAGCTCACGGACACCGGCAAGCGCTGCCACTTCCTGCAGTTCCTGGTGAACGCTTCCAACTTCACCTGGAGGAAGAAAGCGCCCACCGAGGACGACGTTCTCTCCAACTCCCAGCACCTGGTGTCCAAGCTCTGCGCCTTCGGGTACCTGTGCAACTCCTACAAGGACATGGGCAACGCCAAGGCGGTCATCGCCATGGACGGCAAGATCCAGGACTTCGACGAAGCCAACGGCCGCACCGGCAAGTCGCTGCTGGGCCTGGCGCTGAAGCAGGTGTTCCCCCGGAACAAGTCCCTGGACGGGAAGGCCCTGGGCACGAGCAACAATAACCGGCAGTTTATCTGGGAGGGCCTGGACGAGCGGAGCCGGATTGTCATCGGCGACGACCTCATGAAGGACTTCGATTTTGACAGTCTCTTCTCCCTCATCACTTCCGACTGGCCGGTGAACCCCAAGGGCGCGCCGGCGTACACGGTGCCCTTCGTGAAGGCTCCGAAGATTTACCTCAGCTCCAACTTCTCCGTGAGCGGCGACGGCAGCAGCTACCGTGCCCGTCAGTGGCCGCTGGCCTTCTCCGACTTCTATAACGAGGAGCACCAGCCCGTCCAGGACTTCGGTGCGCTCTTCTTCGAGGAGTGGGATACGGACCAGTGGACGCTCTTCTGGAACCTGGTGGCGCAGTGCATCCAGCTGTATTTCCGTTTCGGGTACGTGCCCGCTCCGGACAACCGCCTGGAGGACCGCCGCCTGGCCCAGCAGATCGGCGAGGACTTCATGTCATGGGCGGATGAGTACTTCGAGCCGGCGGCCGGCCACCTGAACATCCGCATCCTGCGAAAGGAGATGTACGGCAACTTCATCGAGCACGTGCAGAGCGCCCGCGGTTCCAAGGTGTCCTACTCCCCGAAGACCTTCTCCATGCGCCTGGGATACTACACGCGCCTGAAGAAGCTGTTCCTGAACCCGCACCTGTACAATCCCGCCACCGGAGCCTGGAACAGCTACGACAAGGACGGACGGCCGGTCAAGCGCGACACCACCAATGGCCGCGAGTTCTTTGTCATCGGGGACCCCGACTACTACAATACGCACGCGCCGGGTGTGCCGGTATCGGCCATTCCGGAGGCCATCCCGGGCCTGCAGCTCGCGGATGACGATGACCTGCCTGAATAATGAGGGAACAGTACCTACTGCGCACAGACTGGCAGATCCAGGCCTTCCGGAACCGGTACGCCAAGTTCATCCAGAACAATCACGACCGGTTCCTGGAGTGGTTCCTGAAGCTGCCGCTGTACGAGTGGGTCCGGATCCCCTTCCAGGAGTCGAAGATGGAGGCCGGGCTGGGTCTTTTCTGCCTGCTCTACATCGACGGAGAAATCAACCTCTGCGTAGACAAAACCGTCACGCACATCCAACGCTTCGCAAATAGCGACAAAGAGTACGAAGAATACATTACCAAACACTTTAATAAACAACCCAAAAAGTTATGAACAAGCACCAAAAATTGAACGAAGAGCACCAGGCCCAGATGGCCGGACTCTCCAACCCTGACCGCTACACGTTTGTGGACCTCGGCCTCCCTTCCGGCCGTCTCTGGGCCACAGAAAACGCCCCGGGCTTCTACACTTTTGACGAAGCCGTGGACACCTTCGGCGAGCTGCTTCCCAAGGGCTCGGCCATGGTGGAACTCATCGAGGAGTCCACCTGTACCTGGAACAACGAGAAGAAAGGCCTGGACATCACCGGCCCCAACGGGAACACCATCTTCCTCCCGGCGGATGGGTATCGCTGGGGGAGGGAAGTCAAAGACGTGAAGCTGGAGGGTGACTACTGGACCCGTATGCCTAACGGCCAGACCTACGCGCGCCTCCTGGGCTTCAGCTCGGGCGGCGTGTACCCCCTGTACTTCAACCTCCGCTCCGGCGGCTTCTCCGTGCGTCCTTGCCGAGAATTGCATTGAAACCATTGACAACTGCCGGCGCCTATTTGCCAGGCGCCGGCATAACCACACACACAAATGAACAAAGCGCTATTACCCCCCCCCTACAATACAGCAACGGCCCACGGGCACAAGGATCTCTGCGCCGGCTGTCCTCGCCGCATCCACGGAAAATGCAGATGGGAACCCGGAGACTACTGCCAGGCCATCCGCTCAAAATAAACACTGAAGCCATGAAGACCATCGAACAATTCACAAGCAAACAAGCCGCGCAGCGGTTTTCTGAAAAAATAAGACAGGCGGCCCCCGTCTCATGTTCTGGCGTCTATGTTATGAACCACCGCTACGCCTGCACCGTCACCGGCGACTTCACCCAGGAGCAGCTCCAGCAAGCTAAACTGTAACGCCATGGAAAAGAACAGAACAGCCCGGGAACTTGCGGAGATCCAGATGGATGACACCCGCATCGCCGTCTACCAAGGCATCGCTCTCTACAAAGAGGAACTTTGCAAGCACCTCATGTCCTTCTACAAGGGAGAGCTGGCCGTGTATGTAAAAAGCGCCGACGTCTTCCACCAGCCCGTCCACATCCACATCGGCAAAGGGGGCCACGTCTACATCGAGAACGGCGGCGAGGATTACTTCGTGGGAGAGGACCGCCTGGAGATGATCATCGACGAACTCTGCGCCGGGCGCGTTTACCAGAACGGGAAATACTCCAGGAGGGTCGGCTTCCTGCTAGCGCCATTAAAGAAGACCCTGCCGATGCCCTTCGACCATATACTCCTGCCTTTTTGACGTATGAAGAAGATCATGTTCTCACACAAATGGGGCCTTCAACAGGCCGTCATCGACGGAACGAAGACCACCACACTCCGAATCATCCCAGAGAAGACCATCAAGGCATCGAAGGATCCGGCCAACCCCTTCGACTATCCGGACCGGGAGAAGCTCATCCTGGCCGCCCCCTATAAAGTGGGCGACGTCGTGGCCGTGGCCGAAGCCTATCAGGACATCTTTTCGCCCCTGGACTGGGTGAACCGACTCATCTACCAGGACGAGCCGGGCTGGAAGAACAAGATGTACGTGAGCGCCGACCTCATGCGCTACTTCATCGTCATCACCGGCGTCTCCGCCAGGGAGGTCCAGAGTCTTACGGAGGAAGAGTTGCTGGCCGATGGCCTGCACGCCTTCCGGGATGCAGCGCTCCAGGCCCGGCCGACCCTGGCCAAGGAGTTCCGGAACGGCCGCCTGGTTCCGGAGTTCTTCTTCCAGACCATGCACCTGGACATCCAGAAAGACAACCTGCTGGTGTACCGCTACACTTTCGAGCTCTGCCGGCGAGGCACCTGCCGCGTCTGCGGCTGCACGGAGACATCCCCGTGTTTATACTGGCGCCACGGAGTCGCCCAGCCCTGCTGGTGGTTCGATGCCTCCGAGACGCTCTGTAGCCACTGTGCAATCCCGGAGATAGCCGACAGTCCGGACACCATTCACGCTATAAAACAGCAACCATGAAAAAGCCCCACATCACCCGGTACTGCATCCGTGGAAACTCCCGGATGACCAAGAAAAAGGAGATTATCTCCGGCCCCTTCGACACCCAGGCCAAGGCCCTGGAAACTCTCGCCTATATGGCCAAATACTACAGAAAAACCCACACCTACGCGCGTGTGGCAAAAATGAAATGAAACCAGGCATGACACTCCAGGAGGAATACCGGGCGCAGCGCGAAAAGCTGGCCACCGGCTACGGTTTCGGGGATTTTATCGACATGTTTGCCGCCCCGACGCAGCCGCCTGTCTTCCTGTCCGTCTCCCTAGATCACGTAAAAGACAACAATCCAAGCGAATGAACTACACCACCGCTCCACTCCCTTTTCTCGGCCAGAAGAAAGACTTCGCTGGCCGTTTTTCCGATGCCATCAGCTGCTTCACCGGCATCCCCTCACCCTTCCGGAACGCGGTCCGGATGAGCCGTTCCGGAGGCATCCGCGACATCCGCATCACCGATCTGATGCTCTTCCGGAATTAACGGCCGGAAAAGCCGAAAACACAGCGCCCCGGAGCACCCTCCGGGGCTTTTTCGTACCCCAGGGGAGGAAACCCGCCGGCTGCCCGGCCCGTGGCCGGAATAGCGGCTGCAGGATAAGTCAGTTTTCGGGAACCGGAAACTGGCCTTTCAGTGCGAGTGTGCTGCAATTTCGCCCCCTGGCAACCCCCAAATAAAGATAATAATGAAAGTGTGCGGGAGGACTGAAAAACACGGAAGGCGCGGAGAATCAGCGAGATACATATATTATTATTAAATTTTTTTCTTTACTTAATACCCTACCCTTAAAAAATGGAAAAAAGTGTGCAAGTGTGCTACACTTTCAGTTAGCAACTTTTACGCGCTTTAAATTAACATTTTTAAAGCACTGATTTTCAGGTTAAAGAATGTAAGAAAATCACTTCAAATAAACCGCGTAATTGAAAGCACACATCCAGCACAAACCAGCACGATTTAGCACACTTGTCCCAGTCACCGCCCTGCACACTTCATTTGTACTGCTTAAATCGCTGATTTATAGCACGTTAATAGCATTAGCACACTTGCACACTTTTTCAGGCATTTTTGGGAGGGGGTCTCGTTTTTCGTGAATTTTTCTAACTTTATTCGCAGAGGGTCCCAGTCCCCGGAAAAGACCGAGATTTTTTTGATATTTGCGCCATGGCTCCAGACATCACCAATACCCAGACGGTCACAGTGAAGGTGCTCCCGGCTCTCCGGGCGTACATCCTCGCCGTAAACAATGACTCCGACATCATCCTCCCGAGCCGTGAGTCCAGGCTGTGGGGTCTGGTGAAGATGCACCTGGCCACCATCCCGCCGGATTACAAGCCGACACCAGCAGGCGGATCGGAGAGCTGCATCCGGATCGGCATCTACAAGACCAAGCGCCAGGAGTACAACCGGAACGCCCGCCGCGTCATCTACCAGGAGACCCTCTTCCGCGACTATCTGACACCCGCCGGTCAGAAGGTCATCGCCGACTACCTCACCAGGTACTTCAAGCAGACCTTCAGGAGCTACATGTCCGGAGCCCTGGGCAATAACGACAAGCTCTCCATCCACGACGCCATCCTCCAGTTCTGCGCGCTTTACAAGATAAACATGGACATCATCACCTACGAGATGCTCCGGAAGGACTGGTTCCGCTTCCGCCGCCGGCGCCCTTCCGGATATGTAATTCCGATAGAAAACAAAGACTTTTAGAAAAAAGTCACCCCCCGAAAAGTCCCACTTTTTAGCGTTCATTTTCGCCAGTTATGACAGAAATCTCCAGCCACTTCGCACTCATCGACCCCGAGCTCATCCGCGAGACCATGAAGCTCCAGCGCGTCACCTATATCCCGACCGGTTCCCAGGAGTTCAACTGTATCGCGCCCATCTCCCTCACCCAGACGCCATCCACCGGCAACTCCGGAACCGTCTGGAACATCTCCTTCAGGGCGGTGACGAAAGACTGCGCGGTGCGTGAGTATAACGGCAGCCGCTATTACATCGCCGTCATCATGAGCGACGGGTCCGCCAGGATCATCGGTACAGCTTCGGAGGTTCCCCTGGTGACTGTGACCCCGTACGGGAACTCCAGCGAAGTCGCCACCACCTTCAGAGCTGCCGTTCCTATCGACCTGTAGCGGGTTTTCTGTCCTATTTTATACCGTTTCGGCTGCGTAATTTTGCGAAAACGGTATAATATGAAGCACAAACCACAGCCGACCATTGTCTTCCTCACTGACATCCCCGCTCCGGCTTCCGGAGACCAGGAGCTCATTGTCATCTCCGACGAAGACAAAAAGGCATACCGAGAGGCCATCGTCAAGCCCTCCGCCTCCCTCCTTGCATATCCTTCCGACTTTTCCGACCCGGAGATCCAGGCCGGAAGCATCGCATACCATCCCATTTTCGGCACCATTTCCTACCGTTCTTGGTGGCGCTTCTCCACGGCCCAGTTCATGGCCGACCTGAAAGCCGCCGAAGAGAACCCGAACATCTACGGCCACCTCATCCATGTGGACAGCGGCGGCGGTGACGCCTTCGGGCTCCATGAGGCCTTCGAGCTGGTGCGCGACCTGAAGAAGCCCTGCGTGGCCGTCATCGAGTCCTGCGGTGGTTCCGCCGGTTACTACCTGGCAGCTGCCGCCGATAAGGTGTACGCCTCGGCGGAGTTCTCCATGGTGGGCTGCATCGGCATCGCCTCCGTCATTGTGGACGACTCCGAGTACTGGGAGAAGTCCGGCGTCAAGTTCCGGACCCTGGTCTCCAACTACTCGCCCCTGAAGAACAAGGTCTTCCACGACGCCGAGGAAGGGAAGACGAAGGAATACGTGGAGCGCTACCTGGACCCCATGGCGCTCCAGTTCATCAACGACGTGAAGTCCGTCAGGCCTTCCGTCTCCGAAGCCGCCCAGCAGGGCGACACGTTCTACACCCAGGAGGCCATCGCCGCCGGGCTCATCGACGGGAAGAAGTCCGTGGATGACGTTCTGGACGAGATGCTCTCCGAAGCAGCTGCTGCCATCGAGAAGCAGCACATCGAACAGATAACTCCATCCGTAGATATTAACACCTTAAATTTCAACTAGTAATGAAGAAATTTATTACCAGGCTGAAGGCCGTGGCCGAGAAGCTGGGCCTCCAAGCCAAACTCGCCGACAAATCCCTGTCTGCCGAAGAGCAGAAGCAGATTGTCGCGGAGTACCACAAAATCCACGGCGAGGGCTCCTTTGACGCCGACAAGGCGGAGTTCGAGGCCGAGCAGAAGACCGCCAAGGAGAACGCAGCCCTCCAGGCGACCTTCGCGTCCGTCGCCCAGGAGCTGGGTGTAGACGTCACCGCCGAACAGGCCAAGACTCCGGAAGGACAGGCCAAGATTCTGGGCGCCATCTCCGACCTGAAGGAGACCATCACCAAGATGGGCGCACAGAGTCAGGACCCCAAGCCCGAGGCCACCGTCGTGGCTCCCGTAGCCGTGACCGGTCTCCACACTGCCGAGGCTGCCTTCGGCATCAAGCACCCGTTCTACGCCACCACCAAGCGCTACAACCGTATCCTGGTGGAAGGCAAGATCACCGGCACCCCTTCCAAGGCTGACCGCGACACCCTGGAGGCCGACGTGACCGCCTACGCCGAAGGGCTCACCGCCCGCTACGCCGAACTGAAGGAAGCCGGCCTCCTGACCGCCATCCGTCAGGGCACCGTGGATCTCACCGCCCTGTCCACCGACACCGAGATCGGCACCCGTCAGTTCAACATCCGCCGCGATATGCTCATCGCGCGCATCGTCACCCTGCCTTCCCTGGCCGACATCTTCCCCACGGTGTCCAACGTCCAGAGCGGTCAGGTGATCACCAACGTCCTCCTGTCCGAGGTCTCCCAGTCCTACCAGGCCGGTGAGGTCTTCAAGGGCGGCGCCGAGTTCCTGCCGGAGAAGGCCATCGTCCACGACGCCATGGCCAAGGTCCTGTTCGAGGATATGAAGCAGCTGGAGTACAGCTACCTCAATTATCTGAACCGCGAGGGCTCCGACCCCGTGAAGTGGACCCTCATCGAGTGGATCATCCTCCAGCTGGCCACCCAGATCAACAACGAGCGCGTATCCCGCTCTATCGTAGGTGTGCGTGTGGAGCCCGTCAAGGGTGTAGCCTCTCCTGCCAACTTCGCATCCACCGGCGTCCTCTGGCGCCTCATCTCTCTGTTCGAGGGCAAGAAGCTCCTGCCCTTCACGGACAGCGCCCTGGCCGACTACAGCGCCGCCGACTTCGGTGACGTGGTGGTCGCCTTCGTGGAGAAGATCAAGGTGGTCCAGCCGGAGCTCGGCAAGAAGATGACCATCTACCTGAACGCCACCCACATCCCCCTGTACCGCAAATGGTACCGTGCCACCTTCGGCAAGGACATGGACTTCGAGGGCGAGGCAAAGAACAAGGTGCCCTACCACGACAACCCCATCAAGTGGGTGCCTAACATGGGCAACCTGAAGTTCATGTTCGCCACCATCGAGGGCAACATCGAACTACTCCAGAACTTGCCCGGCGAGGAGTACAACACCAAGTTCGAGCGCCATCTGGAGGAGGTTATGGCCTACTCCTACTGGAAGGAAGGCTCCAGCGCGAGCTTCGTCGGCAAGGCGTTCCAGACCCTGGCCGCCCTCATCGCCAACGCAGGCGCGGGCCAGTACGTGTTCATGAACTGGCCGGTGATCGAAATCGCCGCCGACGCTACCACCCCGTCCGTCAAGGACGCAGCCGGTGCCGACCTGGGCTTCCTCCTGAAGACCAACGCGAACACCAAGGCCACCGCCATCACCGACATCCTCGGCGCCAAAGCAGGCGTGGTTTACCGTATCGAGTGCGGCAGCACCACCAACGCCACCACCATCGCCAAGAGTGGCAAGTTCGCCAAACTCACGGCAGCATGGGAGCCCAGCGCCGTAGGTGCCTACCTGAAGGTGTACTACAACCCGGCCGATGACGAGTTCATCGAGGTAGCCCGCGGCTAATCTTGTAACCAAGGAGGGCCGGTCCATCCGGCTCTCCTTTAATAAGCTACAGCCATGAAGAAAGTACCTACCATTGCATCCGTAACGGACCACGAAACCCAAGGGAAGCGCATCTACACCGACATCTTCCTCATCCCGGAGGATTCCGTAGACCTGTCCACCGAGCCGGAGATCGACGAAGAGGAGCGGACCATGGAAGCCCTCACCATCAAACAGGGAGAGGCCTGGGTGAAACACCAGGCCGTGAAGTTCACCCCGGCCGACACCAACGAAGGCCAGGGCGGTGACATCACCACCGACGTGAACGGCAACCTGGTCTACACCGTAGGCGGAGACCGTCCGGAGATCGACGACTTCATCGAAAACCAGCACGGCCGCGGGTTCTTCATCGGAACCATCGACCGCGTCTCTGGTAAGAAGAAGATCTACGGCCGCCCCCGCTGCCCGTACTACTTCCAGAACCACAGCCGCCGGAAGAACGGAGAGAACACCAGCTGCGACATCACGTTCACCAGCCCCTTCATCTTCCAGCCCCTGGAGTACCTGGGCGAGTTCACCACAACGGTCAAGCCCGGAACCTAACAGGCAACCATCTCACCAGACAGGGCCGCAGGAGCAGGCGGCCCTGTTTTATCTAAAGACCCCAAAAGATGTACGACTTTCTCACAAAGAAAAAACTAAAGAAACGTGCCCAGGCGGGCCATATCCAGACCTATCGCGCCATGCTTTCAGAGCGCCAGGTTCCCGCCTCCGGCTGGGTGGCCATCAACCCCCAGGAGCTGGCCGAGGATCTGCTGTACATCCTGCTGGACTACTACAGCATCGAGGAAATCGAAGCACGGGCGAGCGGTGCCGTACCGGCAGCCGACCATTTTCGTGACGCCACGAAAATGACCGGAGACACCACTGGCAGTGAGCCGGTAAAAAAAAAGTTTCTAAACAGCAGGAATATCCGAACATCCGCTGGAAAGACATGGACGACCCTGTCGTCCGCCTGGCGGACAGTATCTTCTCGGATCGCATCAGCTGCTGGCAGCGTCTTCAAGAGCTCGAAAAACTGACGCAGGAAGAGAGCGCCCCGGTGGCCATCCTCCAGGAGATCGTCCAGCTGGAGATCCGCCGCGAGCTGTGCTTCCAGGAGCTCCGCCACCTGAACGACAAGGGCTCCTTCCTGGGCAAGCATCCCTTCATCTCCCAGAAGTCCGAGCGCGAGCAAGTGTTCCAGATGCTCAAAGACGACCCGGACACCTACTTCGACGAGCGGAAGAAAATCGAGGACAACATATCCCGCTACTCCTCACAGATCAACGGAAAAAAATCATCTGAAGCCGTCCGTGAACGTGCGAAGGCCAGCCTGGAAAAGTACCAGGTGAAGCTCCAGCTGTACAAGGACGTCTTCCGTGAATATATGGGCAGACAATGAAATTTGAAGACCACACCGAAGAGTTCACCAACCAGGTGAAGGATCTGGCCGTCATGGGCCTGGTGCCCCGTCAGATAGCGGAGCGCCTATGCCTGGAAGGAGAAGAGCGCCGCGCCTTCATGATAGCCATCATGACCGACAAACACCCGCTGCACGAGGCCTACATCACCGCCCGGCAGCATGGGATGGAGGATGCCGACACCGCGCTCATCACCCTGGCCGATGCCGGTGACACCGACGCCCTGGAGCTGCTCTACAAGGTGCGCTGGCAGGATAACGTGAACAAGGTGAAAAAAGAACTATTTGACGTATGAGACCAGACCGCCTCGAACTGCTGGCCACCTATGACGCCGACGCCATCCAGTCCTTCCTGGCCACCCGGAAGTCCGAAGTCATCCCTCCGGACATGCGCGACTACATCCTCCAGCTGGACTCCCTGGCCAAAATCTTCCACTACCACAAAAACAGCCAGAGCCGCGCCATCGAGGAGCTGCGGAAGCAGTGGCCCACGCTCACTGTTTCCCAGGCCCGGGAAATCTACCGCGACGCCATGGAGTACTTCTACCAGGACGCCGGTGTCAGCGCCAAGGCCTGGGATAACAAGTACGCCGACGCCCTGGACGACCTGGCCCGGGCCGCTATCGCCGCGGAGAAGTTTGCCACGGCCGAGAAGGCCTTCACCAAGGCGCACGAGCTCCGGACCAAGCAGCGGGAGCAGGAGTCGTTCCAGTGGCACGCCCCGGTCTTCTTCATCAATATCAACGTAAAGCCGGAGGATCTGGGCTACGCCTCCCAGCGCCTCATGGACATCGCCCGCCGCCACGAGGATGACGAACTCCGGAAAATGATCAAGGGCCTGGAGACCACCGATGCCGAGAAGATCCGGCTCATGAACGAGGCAGGCATCCAGGATGCCCAGCTCGTAGAAGAAACCCCTGAAGACGATGAGTAAAGCACCCGCCGCTCCAGACTACGTGGAGCTCTACCAGAACAAGGTCCAGGCCCTGGTGAACATCGTGGACCCGAACAAGCTGTTCGCGGTGGCAGGCCGAGCCCTGGGTAAGACCTCCCAGATAACGGCCCGCCGGATCCTGCGTGTGGCCGATGAGATGCCCAGGGAGGTGTCCATCATCTCCCACAAGAGCTTCGTGGCCCTGTTCACCAACGTCATCCCAACCATTCTGGAGACCTTCCGCTCGGAGGTGACGATGCCGGACGGCAGCACCCGCCCCCAGCTCATCGAGGGGGTGGACTACGTGGTAGGGGAGAAGGACCTGCCCAAGCACTTCCAGAGCCCGCGCTATCCGCTCCTCTATCCGGAGCGCTCCATCGTCTTTGCCAACGGACACGTGCTACAGGCCGTGTCCATCGACAGGGCCGAGTCCATCGCGGGCCGTTCCGTGGTCCACGCCTTCCTGGAGGAAATGAAGTACAGCGACGGCGAGAAGGTGCGGACGCGCATCATCCCGGCCATCCGCACCTCCCGTATCGGCATGGGCTCCGAGGCCCACAAATCCCACCTCCATGGCGGCATCACCGGTGTCACCGACATGGGCCGCGTCTCCCTGGGCGAGTTCAACTGGTACCAGGACTACGAGAAGGAGACCGACCCGCAGCTCATCGCCGACATCGTCACCCTCTCCCTGGAGATAAACAAGGCCCAGTACAACGTCTATATGGGCCAGAACGTGACCGCGGCGCAGAATAAGATCCGGAAGTACCTGCCGCTCCTCCGGAGGCTCCAGAAGGACGCCACGCTGTACGTGCGCGCCAGTACCTTCGCCAACCGTGACGTACTGGGCCTGGAGTACTTCAAGACGCAGCGCGAGATCCTGGCCATGTCCGAGTTCCTCTCCTCCATCTGTTCCATCGGAGACCGGAACCGGGACAACCTGTTCTTCGACCTGTGGGATGAGCAGAAGCACACCTACGACGACAGCTACAAGTACAGCGTCATCGACAAGCTGAACCTGAAGGAAGCCTTCCGCATCACAGCCGAACACCTGAAATACTACCAGCCCCACGAGAAGCTGCTGCTGGGCTACGACCCCGGCTCCTTCTCCTCCGTGGTGGCCGCCCAGGTGGACCGCGGCGCCAACACACTCCGGATCCAGAAGGAGTTCTTTGTCTATCCTCCGGAGGATGCCGCAGACCTGGCCGCCCAGATAAACGCCTACTACGGCCCGGCCGCGAAGCTCCGGCAGATAGACCTGTACTACGACCGCGCCGGCAACAAAAAGAACAAACAGTACGAGAAGGACGCGGAGACCGACGCCAAGCGCCTGAAGAAAGAGCTGGAGAACTACGGCTGGCGGGTGCGCCTCATGAACCTGGGCCAGGCCACCATCTTCCACTGGCAGCACTACCGGCTATGGCGCCGGCTGCTGGCCGAGAACGAGCGCAGCGTCCCCCGGATCCGCATCGACTCCAATGAGTGCCAGAACCTGGTGAGCGCCATGTACTGCTGCAAGAAAATCCCGGGATCCTCTCCCGTGGAGCTGGATAAAAAGCCGGAGAAGACCGTGCCCATCCAGCTACAGGCAGGACTCACGCCGCAGATCCCGTCGGCCATGACGTACCTGGTATGGGGGCTGTACGAGAAATTCTTCCCGGGCGTCAAATCCTTCACCAACACCGGCGGCGGTTTTCAGAATTTTATGGGATAAAATCCTGCACTTTCCCCTCTTTTGTGGCAAAAATACCAGAAAAGAGGGGGTATTTTTTGCATTTTCACACACGGAATGTGGGACACTGTGAGATTTATAAAATAGCTATCCTTCTGTGACTGGGACAGTTAAGCAAAAAATTTTCATCGTTTTCAAAAAATCCGCGCTTCGAGAGCGCGCCGCCGCTCATTTTTCCGTTTGTAATACAACGGGCCGAAGTGACGGAAATATGACAGACCGCCCGGTTTTTGTCCTTTTCCGGGAACGGACTCCGGACTATCTTCGCATCAGATAAAAAAGCCATGGAAACAATCAAAGGAATAGCAGCGCTACAGAGGGCCGAGCTCATCTCCAAGATGGGCGGCAGCTTCTCCATCTCCTTCTTCCCCTTCTCCAGGAAGAAGCCGTCGGCCGACCCGGACGCCCAGCTGAAGACCTTCCAGAACTGCACCATGCGCCTCCCGCTGCCCCACGATAAGTTCGACATCGACGGCAAGCACTTCTTCCTGTTCACCACCGACGACGATAAGCCGCGCGCCTGCTACCGTGTGCTCATCCGTTACATCGGCTTCTCCGACGAAAATTTCAAACTGTATAGAGTCCTTTGGTATGAATAAATTCGGCATCATAACCGGCGCGGGCTATGCCTTCACCTACCAGATCGGCAAGGGCCCCATCGCATCCCTGGACACCAAGGCACCGTCCAGCTCCGAACGCTCCGTCCCCCTCTCCGCGCAGAGGATGAACCCCTACTTCTTCTGGCCTGCCGGTGAGCATAACGATGACCCGGACGTCTGCGCCGACCTTATCAGCGGGAACCGCCTGCTCCCTTCCCTCATCGAGAAGCAGGTGTCCATCCTGTACGGCACGGGCCCGATGCTCTACACGGAAGAGATCCAGAAAGACGGCACCGTCAAGCGCCGCTACCTGAAGGACCCCGAGATCCAGGAGTGGCTGGAGAGCTGGCAGCAGAACGGACTGCCGGCATCCTACCGCGACTACCTCCGGAACTGCATCCGCAGCTACTACTACAGCGAGGGTATCTACACCCAGTGGCACCTGGCGAAGGCGCTGCTGGCCGACCGTAAAGCCTCCCGCCCCGTGGTGGGTCTGGAGCACTACTCGGAGCTGCGCTGCCGTCTGGCCACGCTCACGGACATCTCCCGCAAGTCGGACGTGACGTCCAAAGACTTCGACAAGGTCCTGGTGGGCAACTGGAAAAAGGGCGGACAGACGCAGGAGTTCAAGGCCTACAAGCGCTTCAACCCCGCCAACCCGCTGGCCGTCTCCGGCGCCATCTCCTACTCCAAGAACGCCAACTACGAGACCGACATCTACGCCACGAACGTCTTCTTCAAGGGCATCAAGCCCTGGATCCGCGGCACCAACTCCACCCCGGACTACATCAACAGCTTCCTGGAGAACTCCCTGTCGGCCCGTCATCACGTCATCATCCCGGAGGCCTGGTTCGCCGCCAAGGAGCGCGCCCTTCAGGAGCTGTGCGAACTCAATGCCCGGAAAAAGTCCGAAGGAGCCAGCGACGACCAGCTCATCTCCATCAAGGTGGGCGAGGAGACGCTGGAGGTGGGCACCGAGTACACCGACGCCCTCCTGGACAAATACGCGAACATGGAGCTGGCCAACCTCACCAACTTCCTGGCAGGCCGCGGCAAGAACCAGGGCAAGACCTACGCCACCCGCTCGTTCATCAATGAGAACGGAGACGTGGAGAAGTGGGAGATCGACGAAATCCCCCAGAAATACAAGGAATACATCGAGGCGCTCATCACCTACGACAAACGCGCCGACATGGTGCTCCTTTCCGCCAAGGGCATCGACCCGTCCATCTCCAACATCACCAGCGACGGCACCATCTCCAAGTCCGGGGCCGATGCCTACTACAACTACATCATTTACCTGACGCAGCAGTCCATCCCGGAGGAGGTGGTGTGCGCCGACCTGAACCGGGCCATCTCCATCAACTTCCCGGAGAAGTACCGCCAGGGCGTGCGGATCGGCTTCCACCGGCCCACCGTCCAGCGCCAGGAAGACGTCGCACCCTCCAACCGCATGTCCAACCAACCCGAGCAGCAGTAAGCCATGAAACCCACCGACCTGTTCACCGACCTGAACGACTTCCAGGAATACACCGACGGCCTCACGGCCGACACCACCTACGCCCAGCTGGGCCCCTCCATCACCACCGTCGTGAACGCCACGGTGCTCCCCATGGTGACGGCCCAGGTGTACATCGCCCTCGCCGATGCCGCCGCCCCCGAGGAGGGAGACACGGAAGAAGAGAAGGCCGCCAAGGAGCGCGCCCTGGAAGGGAAGGAACTCCTGAAGACCGCCGTGGCTGCCGGAGCCATGCTCCAGTACCAGATCTTCGCCTCCGTCAAGAAAAACGGAAGCGAGGGCTCCCTGTACAAGTACCAGCACGAGGAAATCAAGGACCACTACCGCGAGGCACTCTGGGGTGCCATGGACCAGCTGCTGGAGCTGCTGGACGCGAACCCTACCATCGGAGACTTCGAGAAAACCGACGAATACAAAGAGCGCCAGGAGCTGCCGGTGAAGAACGCCCGGGAGTTCGACCGCTACTACGGCATCGGGGCCAGCAGCTTCTTCTACCACAAGGTCCTCTTCCTCATCCGCCAGGTGTGGCGCTCCGACGTGAAGCCGCTCCTCCCGAAGGAGCCCACGGAGGAGATGACCGAGCTGGCCAAGGAGGCCCTCTGCTACAAGGTGGTGGCCCTGGCCGTCATGCAGTTCGACGTGACAGAACTCCCGCGGGCTATCCGCTGGGATTATAACCACGAGTACACCAAGGGCTCCGACCCCCAGACCCGCTCCAGCCTGTATGCCCAGCTCATCGCCCGCTTCAACTCCGACGCGGCCACCCTGGAGAACCTGAAGCGCTCCGCCTCCGGCGTCACCGCCGTGGGGATGAATAACAACCGCGAGGAGAACAAATACTACGGCGTACTATGAACAAAGTCAGACTGAACGGCTCCACCTACCTCCTGCCCGCCCGCTGGAGCGACATCCGCGACCGCGCCCAGTTCGTGGATATCTGCCGTGCGCTGCTGGAGTTCGAGACCGGCCTGACCTCCTTCGATGAGTTCCGCCTGTCTCTGACCCTGGCCATCCTGCGCCTGAAGCCGGAGAAGCTCCACGCCTCCGAGGCCCTGCACGAGAACCTCTTCCGGATAGCGGAGCTGCTGAACTTTCCCTATACCATCACCGAGCACCCGGACGGCTCCCGCACCGCCGCCATCACCATCCGCCTGGAGCAGAACCTGCTGCCGGAGGCCGGTGGTGTCACCGGCTACCGCTACGTCACCGACGCCGCCGGCATCGTGGACACCGACCTCACGGCCGCCCAGTATGTGGAAGCCCTGGCCATCCTGCCCCACGTGCGCGCCGCCCTGTCTGCCGGCAGGGATGCAGACCCGGCCCTGGACGCCCTGGCCCAGACGCTCTACCCGGGAGCCTCCGGGCTATCCAGGGATGAGAAGGTGGCCATCTTCTACAACTACCGCGGCATCATGGACACCATCGCCGCGGATCCGGACTACGATCTCATCTTCAACACCCAGCCCGCCAAGGGTGCGCCCTCGCCGGTGGGACCGCAGTCTTCCATCCTCGCCCTCTCCAAGGCCGGGTTCGGCAACATCGAGCAGATCCGCGCCCTGGACGTGTACACCTACCTGGCCGCCCTGGTCCAGCAGACCGTGGACTCCATCCGGGCCCTCGCGGGCTCCGGCATGAAGACCGGGGAGGTGGCGGACCGGCTCCGCCTGGATCCCGAGCAGGTGGCCCCCTATATGCAAAACTGACCCCGCCATGTTTATCAAGGACATCTTCCAATACTTCGCCGCCTTCGTTCCCGTGGACGTCCTGGCGCGCACGTTCCAGCTCTCCAGCGGCCAGGAGTACAAAGCCTTCAAGGCCGAAGTGCTCCTGGCCCAGAGCGACCACCGGCTCTCCGGCATCACGGACTTCATCTTCGGCATCGACGCCGACATGATCCGCCAGCGCATCACCTCCGTCCGGGGCCCCTACCTCTTCGTGGAATACAGCCGCGTCACTTCCACCATCGCCGCCAAGGTGGACCGGAAGGACGACCGCTTCCACGTGGCCCTCTCCGTGGCTGCGCCCCAGCCCGACAACTACGACCTGGTGGGGAGCGCCCTGGACCAAGACACGACCCTCGCCCTCATCAGCGCCATCCGGCGCCACATGCGGGATGACGATGACCCCCAGCGTGGCATACAGTGGATGGAGTTCCCCGCCACGCTGTCGGTCTGGTCATCCAAGGAACTCTCGAACTCACACGGCTGGTCCATGGAGTTCGACATCCTGGGCGTGGACATCATATAAAGAAACCGGCAATCCGGAATCTGTTTGTTCATAATTTTAGGTTTTTTATGGCTGAAGGCTCGCCGGGAGGCGCGCCTTTAGTGTTTTTACGGCGATACAAGAAAAAAGTTTTGCAAAATAAAAATAAATCCCTACCTTTGCGATGTCATACATATCACAAGTCTATATCGGGGCGCCTTCTTTCCGGAGACAGTTTCCCATACAGACAGGCGAAAAGAGAAATTTGCCCAGGTTCGCGGCATCCGTAAGGACCCGCAGCAGCGCCCCAGGTGTATGTGTATGACAGAGCCTGGGCTTTTTTTATACCTTTTGCTTATGTCATACAAAGCAACCGCCCCGACCCAGAAGGGCATCAAGGCCACCACCGAGGCCATCGAGAACATCCTGGAAGGCAGCGCCCAGCTCCAGATGTGTCTGAACCTTTACAGTACCGCAGCCGCGGACAATTCCATCCCCATCGACCAGCAGGCCTGGAAGGAGGCCGCCGAGCTCATGCGCGCCCTGAACCGTCTCATGTACGGCGAGAAGGCCCGCATGGACCACATGGCCAGCAACCTCCGCGTGGAGACCTCCGTCAAGCGCTCCGTGCGCTCATTCCGCCGCAAGGCTTCCATGAACATCGCAAGCTAAAGGAGGACCGAGCCATGAACGGAACCATCAAACGCATACATACTACCCGCGAGGCTGCCTTCGGCGCTGCCACGCTGGACTTCTACCGCGAAGGCGGCACCCTGTCCATAGAGCTCCGCAACGACTACAAGGACGCCCTCGTGGCATCCGACGGGATGACCTACAGCCGACACATGGCCGTCTACGACCTCCGTGACTTCGGTCCGCTTCCCGAGAAGCTGGGCTGCTACCACGCCTTCACCAAGGGAGGCATGGAGTACATCGAGTTCTTCCTGGAAAAGGAGGAAATCCACGCGCTGGAGACATATATCCGTTTTGGAAAATGGGAATAGGAGGACCGAGCTATGGACGAACCCATCATAAAAAGCACCGGCAAGCCCGGCACCGTCATCCAGGACACCATCATCCAGGCGGTCTGTGAGACCAAGGCCCTGGCCGACAGCCTGGACACCCTCCAGAGTATATGCGGAGGCGATCCGCCGCACGCCCAGATCATCGAGCTGTACCAGCGGACCATGCTCACGCGGACGGAACTCTCTGAAATGCTCACCGACCATTTGATAGACCAAAGAAATCGCTTATCTTTGTAGTGCCATGTTCACCGACGACTTCACCCACCAGATAGGCTCCGTGTTCAACGTCCAGACGACCGCGCTGCTCGCCAAGCAGAGCGCCGTGGCGGCCAGCACCTTCACCAGGCGCACCGGCCGCCTGTCGGCATCCCTACAGGACCGCGCCACCATCACCGGCACCGCGGCCCAGCTGGAGTACCCCAAGTACATCCGCTTCCTGGACATGAAACGCAGCCGCACCGGAGCACGCAAGATCCACGGGCCCATTTATAACCGGCCCATCTACGGCTATCTGGTGGGGGGCGTCCGCCGGTTCCTGAACGCGGCCATCCCCAAGGCTATGATCCGCGCCATCGACGGCGCCATCACCAGCGTCAAATAGCCATATTTATCCCAGGAAAGGGCAGATGCAAATCTGTCCTTTTTTTATTTGTGTTCCGGGGCTATTTTCGCCCAGAATAAAACCCCGGGATATATGGGAAAACTGGAAAATGAAATAGTCAAATTTATCGCCGAGGTAGAGCTGGACCCGCAGACCGCCGCCCAGTACCAGCAGAACCTCGCCGACACGGAGAAGCACAACGAAGCCCTCCGGAAGTCCATCTCCGAGACCGTCAGGAAGATGGAGGAAATGCGCGCCCAGGGTAAGCAGAACACCGAAGAGTTCAAGCGCCTGCAAGCATCCCTCGATGCCGACGTGAAGGCCCTGAAGGAATCCACCAAACAGTCGGACAAGTACGCCGCGGCCCTGGGTGTCCAGGCCATGAGCATGACCCAGCTCCAGCAGCGCGCCAAGCTCCTCCGGAAGGAGATGAACGCCGTCCACAAGGAGACCAACCCACAGCTGTGGGAGAAGTACCACAAGGAGCTCCAGCAGGTGGAGAAACGCATGGCCGAACTGAAAGGCGGCACCGACAGCTTCGGCAAGGCCTTCTCCGGACTGAAGGGGAAGATCGTCCCCACCTTCGACGTGGTGTCCCTGGGGCTCAAAGGCATCCATGCCCTGGTACAGGGCGGGAAGAAGCTCTGGGGAGACCTGAAGACCGAAACCCAGAAGTGGGGAGACGCCATCCAGGTGGAAGTGGCCGCAGCCGAGGCCGTCTGGCATCACTTCGTCAGGAATATCTCCGCCTCCCGTAATGAGATCACCCTGACCTACCGGGAGGTGGCCGCCCTGGCCCGCGAGGCCGCCAAACTGAAGGACGAGATCTTCGAGCTCACCAACTCCTACAAGATAGAAGAGGCCCAGGCCCAGCAGACCATGCAGGAGCTGGAGGCCACCTTCCGGAACACATCCCTCCCTATCGAGGAGCGCAAGACAGCCCTGGAAAAAATGAAGGACCTGGAGCTCAAACTGGCCCAGGACCGTCTGCTCATCGCCAAGCAGGCAGAGGACGCCGCCTACGACGACTTCCGCAGGATGACAGCCCTGGACCGCGAGGCGGCCGAGTCTTTCATATCGAACTACCTGGAGGCGAAGAAGAGCGGCCTCACGGAGGAAGCCGAGGCCTACGCCCAGCTGATCGCCCAGGAGGAGTACCTGAACACGGCGGTCACCTCCGGCGCCTTCGTCTCCAAAAAGACCTACCAGAACACCTACGACAATCTGGAGCGCGTCCGCCAGAAAATCGCCGACACATCCGACGAGGTGAAGACCTTCTACGCCCAGCTCCAGCAGTACAACCTGGGGAACGACGCCGTCACGGGCGCCTACGCCGACGCCTTCGCTGGCCGCATCCAGGCACAGGCAGCAGCTGACCCTTCCGCCATGGATGCCAAGTATGCCCGCCTGAACGGACAGCTCTCCGGGAAGGGGTCGGGCCGTGGCGCTTCCTCCGGCAGCACAACGGACCCCTACACCCGCCAAATCAAGGCCCAGGAGGAGCTCTACAAGGAGCAGCTGCTTCAGCTGAAGAAGTCCCTGGCCGACCAGGAGATCACCCAGAACGTCTACGACGCCAAGGCCCTGGCCCTCCAGCAGGCCCACATCAACGCGAAGATCGCCATCAATAAGGCCTACAACAAGTCCACCGTGGACCTGGAGACCCAGCAGGCCGACATCCGCATCAACCAGCAGAAGAAGATCCAGGCCGTCCTGGAGAAAGGGAACGAGGAGTTCCTCGCAGAGATGGAGCGCCAGTCCAAGGAGACCGACGCCGCCATCGACGCCTACCTGGACTCCCTCGTCGCCTCCGTCACCGATGCCATCGACGACCCGGCGCTCCTGGATCCCGTCAAGCGCCTGGTCGAGCTGGCCGAGGATGAGCTGACGGCAGACAAGAAGAGCCGCGGCGCCCGCCGCCAGCAGGCCGACACCAACTACGACACGGAGCTGGCCACCCTCACGGAGAAGCACGAACTCATGCTCGTCTCCGAGGAGGAGTTCCTGGCCCGCAAGAAAGCCCTGCACGAGGAGCACGCCAAGGAGATCGCCCAGATAGAGCTGGAGGCGTGGGATAACGCCTTCTCCGCGGCCTCCGACATGCTCAACCAGATGGCCCAGCTGTCCTCCTCCATGCAGGAGGCGGAGTTCGCCCAGGTGGACGCCTGGAAGGAGAAGGAGCTGGCCCTGGCCGGTGACAATGCCGACGAACAGACCCGCATCGAGGAAGAGGCGGAGGCCAAGAAACTGGAGATCCAGAAGAAGTACGCCGACGTGGACATGGCCATCAATATCGCCAAGACCATCGCCGACGGTGCCGGGGCAGCCATCAAGGCCTTGTTTGATCTGGGTCCCATAGCCGGCGGCATCATGGCCGGCATCATTGCCGCCACAACAGCAGCGCAGGTGGCCACCATCGTGGCCCAGCGGAACGCCATCCAGAACGCGGCCCCCGGCGCTGCATCCGCCAGCTCCGGGGAGTCCTCCGTCGTGGGGTTCTCCGAGGGTGGCTTCACCGGCCAGGGAGGCAGGCACCAGGTGGCCGGTGTGGTGCACCGCGGAGAGTACGTGGTCGCCGCTCCGGAGCTCCGCGACCCGGAGGTAGCCCGTGACGTGGCCCGCATCGAGCAGAAGCGCCGCGCCCGCATCGGCGGCCGGCAGCTCTTCGGCTCGGCCGGCTTCGCAGAGGGCGGCTTCACGTCAGAAAGCGGGAACCAGGAGACGGGCGACGCCGACACGATCCAGTTCCTGTCCGACATCCTGGACGTCCTTCTGGACATCCGCAAGACCCCTATCCCGGCCATCCTTGCCGTCTCTGACTACGAGGCGACGAAGGCACGGCTGGAGCTGTCCAAGAAATTCACATCATTAAGGAGTAAGAACGGATGAGACTGACAACCGAAACGGGCGAGCTCCTGCTTCCCGATGACTTCCGGCTGGAGATAACGGCCAACCACCCCTTCTTCTCCGACGAGGGGACGGCATCCGCGCCGCTCACCCTGCCCGCCATCGCAACCAACCGCCAGCAGCTGGGGAACCCCGAGAACCCCAACCGGGCCCGCCGCTATCCTCGTATCTTCAAGGGCACCATCTCGCACTCCACCTACTCCCGGCCGTGCAGTATCATCGTGTCCGGAGGCTCCAGGAAGGAAGGCATCGACGCCACCGTGGCACTCCAGGAGTCGGAGATGTACGCCGACCTTCAGGAGAAGAAGCTGCCGGACCTGTTCAAGGAGTACCAGATGGACGTGGGTCACGCGCCGTGGGAATATTACCACGACCGGAGCCTGGGCACCTCCAGCCCCTTCACCTTCTTCCCGGTGGCCACCGATAAGGAAGAGAATGAGGGGGCGGTGACGGTCTTCGTCATGAACCAGCCGGAGCGCAACGGCAAGTTCACCACCCGGCGCCAGGTGAAGATTGGAGACACCACGTCCATGTGCCCGACCGGCTACGGCATCACGCCCTTCTTCTACCTCTGGGCGGTCATCCGGATGGCGTTCCAGTACTGCGGGTACAACATCACCGAGAACGTCTTCGCCACCGACCCGGAGCTCCGCCACATCGTGGTCCTGAACCGCTGCGCGGACGCGCTGCTGTCAGAGGGCCATCCCTTCATTGGAGACCCAACGCCCGGTACCAACGAGAACTCCTTCTATATCCGCGGAGACATCCTCGTCCCGAACATCACCATGGGCGATCTCATCTCCTGGCTCCGGGATAAGTTCGGGGCCTTCGTCACCGTCAGGGATAAGTCCGTCTCCGTCCGCCTGCTCCGGGATGTCATCGCCGCAGGCTACGACGAGGACCTGTCTATCTACGCCCAGGATAAGCCGTCTGTGTCCTACCCGGAGCCGCGCACCCTGCACTACGAGCAGAGCGCCGATATCGACGGTGCGACTCCTGCCGCCGACTCCCTGGAGGATCTCCGGGAAGCCTATCCCGCCACCGCAGACGTGGATCAGAGCTCCAGCATCCAAGGCGCCGGACTCTTCCGCGTCTCCTCCCTGGGTAAATACTACTACAAGGAAACGGATAAGAGCGAACCCAAGCTGGTGGGCTCGGAGGCCATCGCCTTCTCCAGGAACCTGGGCATGGAAGAGGAAGAGCTGACGCCGGACGACAGCTTCGTCCCCATGATTTACCACCACAGCCTTCACCTGTACATGCCATACCTGGGAGAGCGCGACCACCGGATCCTGGATGTAACCGGCAAAGAGCGGGCGGCAGACCTTCCCATCATGGTCTGCTATGCGAACTATTTCATCGACGCCAGCGACGTGACCCACTGCGTAGGCACCACCACCGACCACATGTACGGCACCGTTCCGGCAGGATCCACCCTTCCCGGTCCGCTCACCCCGGAGGGTATCGTACAGCGGTACTTCCTGCACTACTGGACCCTCCTGGCGGACGGCGCTCCGGAGCTCCAGTGCTCCCTGAAGATACCGCTGAACGTGCTGGGCCGGATGGACATGTTCACCCCCAAGCTCCTGAACGGTGCCCTGGTGCTTATCAAATCGCTGAAGTACTCCATCTCGGCTGGCGGCGTGTCCGCCTGTGACGCTACGCTCCAGGTGCTCCCGGCCTACGACGACACCACGCCCATCCCGCAGATCCTGTTCAACGACAACTTGGTGTGGGGCATCGTAAGCACCCGCAAAATCTACAACGAAGGAAACCACAGACACGGGAAGGAGGTCTTCGAGACCGACGGCCTCGCCGATTACACCATGGCCGACGCGCCGCTCTACCCGCCGACCAAGGTGGGCGAGGTGGCGAAGTTCCGCAACCGGTGGCTCAAATACACCTTCTACAACAACGGCTTCCGGCGGCGGAGCTCCTGGGATTACACCCACAACTATACGGAATACTTTGTCGGTAAACTACAAAACACAGAGTAATGAAAAAGACCTACATTTCAGAAATCACCCAGCGTTCCACCCCGGCAGCTGCCGGCCTGGAGGACCTGGCCGACCTGGTCATCGACCAGATACCTACCGCCGCGCCGGTCTCCGTCACCATCACCGGCGACGGCCTGACGCTGGTGTCCGATAAGTACTACGGCGACACGGCCGGGGAGCTGCATCTGGACCTGCGCGACCTGGTACGGGAGAAGACATACCTGCCGGTTCCCGGCCTCAATGAAGACGAAGACGCCATCATCACCGGCATCGACTCCGTCCGCGTGGAGACGGCATCGTCCATCTACCTCCAGGTGACTGTATCGGCTGTGGGCGTCACCCGCTCCTGGGGCTTCCGGGCCTATCCCTTCAGCTTCTTCCCCTCCCGCGTGGCAACCGGTTACGAGTATAAGCCGGAGGCAGACGAAATACGGGTCCCCGGGAACTTCCTGCTGCCCTTCGCCGCCTTCGATCCCTCCCACGGAGAAAGCTCCACGTCCTTTTTCCAGATAGACTTCATATCGGCCACGAAGAAGGAGACCATCATAACCAAGGCCATCGCAGGGCCGCAGGATGCCAACATCGTGTCCTGTCTCCTGGAGCTCTCCGGGCTTCCGTACACGCCCGGGGAGCCGTTCTACCTGGAGCGCCTATGGTCCGTCGGCGCGCTGCACTTCGTGGCCCGCTCCCCGATATACATCCCCACGCAGGAAGACATGGAGCAGTATGCCTTCCTGAACCGCGCCGGCATCTACGAGAACATCCCCATGTCCGGGGTCCTGCGCGATATCCCGGAGTTTGACATTGAGGTACTCCAGCACAGCTCCGGCTTCGAGAAGGTGTCCGGCCACAGCGCCGACTTGCACGAGCAAAACAGCGGCCCCGTCACCTACCAGACCGCCAAGGCCCTATCCGCCCACATGCTCTCCAATATGGCCTACCATTTTGACAAGGCCATGGGCATCTGGCGCCGGATCATCATCGACTCCCCGTCCGTAGCCATCGCCCGCCGCTCCGGCGTGTACGACGTGGTGTTCTCCTGGCGCTACGCAGATAATGACGAAATGGATAACATTTAACACAACGATACAATGGCAACCTGCACAAAAAGGGAACCCGTAGAAAAGGGCTCCGACTTCCGTTTAAGAGTACACATCACCAACCTGGGCGACGGCATCCATGTGACGGACCAGAACGTAGACCTCACCTGCACCATCAAGGTCAAGGACACCGAGATAGCATACACCAAGGACCAGCTCACCCCACTGGACCAGGACAACTATATCATCCCGGTGGCCACCGGGACACTGGCCAGGGGCGACGTATTCCTGAAGACCGAGACCTCCGTCCCGGATATCGCCTTCCCGGACGGCACCCGCGACGAGGTAAGAACCACCGACACGGGCGTCACCATCATATAAGCCCGCGCCATGCACAAGACCAGGACCACGTTTATAGGACAGGTCGCCAAGCTGGTGGCCGAGTTCCTGCGCCACAAGGTGGAAGCGGGCCGCGACACCGTAGCCCAGACCGTGAACACGCAGCCGGAGAACGTCGTCAAGGTGACGGTGAAGCTGCTGGGGCTGGTGGCCATCGTCTCCATCGCCCCCATGAAAGGCACCCAGGTCCAGGCCGAGTTCGTGCGCACCGCTCCGGCCGCCACCATCCGCGACTGGGTGTCCAACTTCATCACCGAAGACGGCCAGTACTTCCTGCTGGCTGACGGTAAACTCTTATTTGTAAAGGAGGAAGAATAAGATGCAGATCGACCCGCACAACATCGTACTATACCGGAGTGTCTATACCGGCGAACAGATTGACACCCTGCTGGGGCTCATCCAACCGGCCAAGACTCTGGCCGAAGGGCTGGACACCCGCGTCAAGGTCATCGAGGACAAATTGAGCCCGAAGGTGGTCCTCACCATCCAGCAGATGGACTTTACCGGTGGTACCAGCATACAATCCCCGGCCGGCGGCGAGATCATCGCCGTGGAAGACCTTCCGCGTGGGTACAAGTGCTACTTCGACACCAACCACGGCTCCGAGCCTGTTCTTTTCCATGTGAACGACCAGGCCATGGGCCGACGCTATGATATAGGCACCACCACCGACAACTACTTCTGGCGTCTGGTGACAGAGGTGGGCGAAGATTACATTGTGCTCTCCAAGACCGACTGCGACCCCACGAGCGGAGCGCCTGCTGTAGGTGACAAGGTCATCACCGTGGGCAACCGCTACGACGTCCAGCGCCAGAACGTGAAAATCTCCACCACCATCGGCGAGAACCGGGACGAGTGGTATGCCGGCATCAGTTCCTACAACCTGGACAACAAGCTGGTGACGGTCGTGGGCGTGAAGGACGGCAAGGTGGGCATCTGGACCGAGAACGGCTACTTCTCCGGAGAGATACACATCACCGGCGGCCAGGGCCTGGATAACCTGGAAGAGTGGGAAGAGGTGGCCCGGCAGATCAGCGACGCCTGGGCCAAAGCTGTGAAGGCGGAGACCGATGCCGCCAACGCCCAGTACACCGCCGATGCAGCCGCCCTGCGGGCGGAACGGATAGAGCTCCAGCTGGAGCGCATCAACTCCGACACCGTCCTGGACATCACCGAGAAGAAGGTCATCCGGACGGAGTGGATCACCATCAACGGCCGCGAGGATCTGGACCGAACCGGAAACAAGGGCTCCTACTTCAAGATCCGGAACCTTTACGACCAGTACGCCAGCCTCGGCGGGCGTGTACTGTTTAGCTACAACGGCGTAGAGTACACCTTCAACGGCGTAGAGTACACCTACAAGTCCATCGGCCTCTCCGCCCTGGATGCCGCCTACCTGGCGCTCCGGGAGTATCTGCGTGAGGTGGGCCTGAACGACCGCACCACCGACTTCGAGGGCTTCGACCGGCAGCGCATGGCCGACCTCCTGACGGCATACTACGACGCGGAGAAGCAGGTGAACGACAACATCACCGCCGCCGTGAAGGAGCGCATCGAGCAGGCGAAGGCAGAGGTGCTACAGGAGCTCGCGGGCTTCCAGGAGGCCATCGAAGGCCAGCTGGAGGAGATGCAGGACGTCATCGACAACACCATCGAGACGTGGTTCATGGACGGCGCTCCCTCCCTGGTGAGCCTGCCTGCCTCCGACTGGAACACCGACGAACTGAAAAAGCGCCACCTGGGGGATCTGTACTACGACAACCTCACCGGATACGCTTACCGGTTCCAGTACGGCGACAACAAATACTTCTGGAAATACATCGAAGACAGCGCCCTGGCCAAGGCCCTGGCAGCAGCTGCCCGCGCGCAGGACACCGCCGACGGGAAGCGCCGGACCTTCCTCTCCCAGCCTACGGCCGCCGATGCCTACGACCCCGGCGACATGTGGCTCCACGCCACAGTGGGGGACTACACCAACGAGACGCTGGTGTGCATCACCGCCAAGGTCTCCGGCGTGTCCTTCTCTGCCGCCCACTGGACCAAGGCATCCAAGTACACGGACGACACCGTGGCCAACGCCGCAAAGTCCGCCGCAGAGGCCGCCCAGGCAACAGCTGACGATGCAGCCGCCGCCGCAGCAGCCGCCCAGACGGCAGCCGATAACGCGGCCACGGCAGCAGCTGCTGCGAACACCCGCCTGAACGGATGGGCATCTGACGGATCCATCTCCCCCGTGGAGAAGGAAGCGCTCCGGCAGCAGAAAGCCGACATCATCCAGGAGTACGGCGAATACATCAACCAGGCCACCATCTATGGAGTGAGCACCACGGCCTACATGGCCGCCTACACGGCCGCTATCGCCGCGCTAAACAAATACACCGCCGCATCTCCGGAAAACATCACCATCGACTCCGACTACGACGATATCGCCGCCTATTTCACCGCACGGACTACCATCGCCCAGGCCATCGCCACGGCCGCGAAGAAGGTGGCCACCGACGCCCAGGCGTCGGCCGATGCCGCCCAGGCTACAGCCGACCAAGCCGTAGGCCTGGCCAATGCCGCCCAAGCCGCCGCCGACGCAGCCCAGGCCGCCGCCAACGCCGCGAAGGCAGCAGCAGATGCAGCCCAGGCCGACGCCGATAGCGCAGCAGCCGCAGCCGCAGCAGCGAACACCCGCCTGGACGGATGGGCCTCTGACGGCTCCATCTCTCCCGTGGAGAAGGAAGCCCTCCGGCAGCAGAAGGCCGACATCATCCAGGAGTACGGCGAATACATCAACCAGGCCACCATCTATGGTGTGAGCACCACGGCCTACATCGCCGCCTACGATGCCGCAGTGGCCGCCCTGAATAAATACACCGCCACCACTCCGGAGAACATCACCATCGGCTCGGACTACGCCGACATCGCGGGCTACTTTTCCGCCCGGACCACCATCGCCCAGGCCATCGCCGCCGCCGCGAAGAAGGTGGCCACCGATGCCCAGGCCGCAGCCGACGCAGCCCAGGCCAGAGCCGACCAAGCCGTAGGCCTGGCCAATGCCGCCCAGGTGGCTGCCAATGCCGCGCAGGCAGCCGCCAACGCCGCCCAGGCAGCAGCCGATGCAGCCCAGGCCGCAGCCGATGCCGCACAGGAAGCCGCCGATAACGCGCAGGATGACGCCGACGCCGCGAACACCCGCCTGAACGGCTGGGCCTCCGACACGGTCATCTCCCCCGTGGAGAAGGAAGCCCTCCGGCAGCAGAAGAAAGACATCCAGGGCGAGTACCAGGATATCATCAACCAGGCCACGCGCTACAACGTGAGCTCTACCGCCTACACCACGGCCTACAATGCCGCAGTGGCCGCCCTGGATAAGTACACCGCCACCACTCCGGAGAACATCACCATCGCCGTGGATTATGACAATATCGGCTTGTATTACAACGCCCGCTCTACCATCATGCAGGCCGTGGCCGCTGCCGCCAAGGCAGAGGCAGAGGCCGCGCAGGCAGCAGCGGACGCCGCCCAGGCAGCAGCGGACGCCGCACAGGCAGCAGCCGATGACGCCCAGGGCACCGCGGACTCTGCGCTCTCCGCTGCCCAGACCGCCCAGACCGCAGCCGGGAACGCCGCTGCAGCAGCTGCCGCCGCCCAGTCCACGGCCGACGCAGCCGCCACCGCAGCAGCAGCTGCGAACACCCGCCTGAACGGCTGGGCCTCCGACGGCTCCATCTCTCCCGTGGAGAAGACGTCCCTGTCGCAGCAGAAGGACGAAATCACCGCCGAGTACGCAGGCATCCGCCAGCAGGCCCTCGCCTACAACCTGGACACGCAGGCCTACGACGACGCCTATGACGACGCGCTGGCCGCCCTGACCAAGTACACCGCCGCCTCTCCGGAGAACATCACCATCGGCCCGGACTACGCCGACATCGCCGCCTACTACGCCGCCCGGACCACCATCACCACCGCCATCGCCGCCGCCGCCAAGGCAGCAGCAGCTGAAGCCAAGAGCATCGCCGACAGTGCGATGACGGAGGCCGTCCGGCTCAAAGAGGCGCTGGAGCACATCAACAGCGACACCGTCCTGGATATAGCCGAGAAGAAGTCGCTCCGGACGGAGTGGATCACCATCAACGGTCTGGAGGACCTGGACCGCTCCGGAGGGCGCGGCTCCTACTATCAGACCAAGCGCTTACTGGAGCAGTACAGCAACCTGGGCAAGCAGACCACCTTCGTCTACAACGGTGTGGAGTACTCCTTCGGCGGCGTAGAGTACACCTTCGCGCTCTCTGGTACGTCCGCCCTGGATGCCGCCTACCTGGCGCTCCGGGAGTACCTGCGAGAGGTGGGCCTGAACGACCGCACCACGGTCTTCGAGGGCTTCGACCGGAAGCACCTGGCCGACCTCCTGACGGCCTACTACGACGCGGAGCGGATGGTAAACGATTCCATCACCCAGGCCGTAAAGGATGGCATGGAGGCCGTCCGGGAAGAGATCCTCGCAGAGCTCGCCGGCTTCCAGGAGACCATGGAGCAGCAGCTGGAGGAGATGCAGGATGTCATCGACAACACCATCGAGACGCACTTCGCCGGCGGAACGCCCACGCTGTCCAACTACCCGGCCAACCAGTGGACCACCGAGGAGCTGAAACAGCGCCACCTGGGGGATCTGTACTACGACAACGCCTCCAAGGAGAGCAGCGCCACCTCCGGCTTCGCCTTCCGCTTCGAGCGCAGCGGCTCCGCCGGGAGTTACACCTACTTCTGGCACCAGCTCTCCGACAATGCCATCGCCGAGGCGCTGGCCAAGGCCGCAAAGGCCCAGGACACCGCCGACGGGAAGCGCCGCACCTTCCTCTCCCAGCCCACCACGGCCGATGCCTACGACCGCGGCGACATGTGGCTCCATGCCACCATCGGCGACTACACCAACGAGACGCTGGTGTGCCTCACCTCCAAGGCCGCCGGCACGGCCTTCCAGGCCTCGCACTGGGGCCTCGCCTCCAAGTACACCGACGACACCGTGGCCAACCTGGCCAGACAGGAAGCCGCCGCTGCCCAGTCCACCGCCACGGCAGCAGCGGCCGCAGCAGCAGCTGCGCAGACCGCCGCCGATGCCGCCCAAGATGACGCAGACGCCGCCAACACCCGCCTGAACGGATGGGCCTCCAACGGCTCCATCTCTCCCGTGGAGAAGGAGGCCCTCCGGCAGCAGAAGCAGGACATCGTCGCAGAGCGCGCGGACATCGTCGCGCAGGCCACAGCCTACAACGTGAGCACCACGGCCTATATGGCAGCGTACAACGCAGCTCTGGCCGCCCTGGATAAGTACACCGCTACCACTCCGGAGAACATCACCATCGAGTCGGACTACGCCGACATCGCGGACTACTTTTCCGCCCGGACCACCATCGCCCAGTCCATCGCCGCCGCCGCGAAGAAGGTGGCCACCGACGCACAGGCCGCAGCCGATGCAGCCCAGGCTACAGCCGACCAAGCCGTAGGCCTGGCCAATGCCGCCCAGGCGGCCGCCGACGCCGCCCAGGATGCAGCGGACGCCGCACAGGCAGCAGCAGATGCAGCCCAGACCGCCGCCGATGCAGCCCAGACCGCCGCCGATGCCGCGCAGGATGACGCCGACGCTGCGAACACCCGCCTGAACGGCTGGGCCTCCGACACGGTCATCTCCCCCGTGGAGAAGGAGGCCCTCCGGCAGCAGAAGAAAGATATCCAGGGCGAATACCAGGATGTCATCAACCAGGCCACGCGCTACAACGTGAACTATGCCGCCTATACCACGGCCTACAACGCCGCAGTGACCGCCCTGGATAAGTACACCGCTACCACCCCGGAGAACATCGACATCGCCGCGGATTATGGCAATATCGGCTTGTATTACAACGCCCGCTCTACCGTCATGCAGGCCGTGGCCGCTGCCGCCAAGGCAGAGGCAGAGGCCGCCCAGGCCGCAGCGGACGCCGCGCAGGATGCAGCGGACGCCGCGCAGGCAGCAGCGGACGCCGCGCAGGCAGCAGCAGATGCAGCCCAGACCGCCGCCGAAACTGCCCAGGCCACCGCCGACAGCGCAGCAGCCGCAGCTGCCGCCGCCCAATCCACGGCCGACAATGCCGCCACCGCAGCAGCAGCCGCGAACACCCGCCTGAACGGCTGGGCCTCCGACGGATCCATCTCTCCCGTGGAGAAGGAGGCCCTCCGGCAGCAGAAGAAGGACATCGTCGCAGAACGGGCGGACATCGTCGCGCAGGCCACAGCCTACAACGTGAGCAGCACGGCCTACATGGCAGCGTACAACGCCGCAGTGACCGCCCTGGATAAGTACACCGCTACCACTCCGGAGAACATCACCATCGAGTCGGACTACGCCGACATCGAGGCGTACTATACCGCCCGATCCGCCATCCTCCAGGCCATCGCCGCCGCCGCGAAGCAGGTGGCCGACGACGCCCAGGCCGCAGCCGATGCTGCGCAGCATGCCGCCGAAGTGGCCGATGGAAAGGCGGAAGCCGCCGCAGCTGCCGCCGCAGCTGTGGCCGCAGCCGTGGCGAACATCAACGACGACACCATCCTGGATCCTTCCGAGAAGGGAGAGATCCGCACCACGTGGATAAGCATCAATGGCGTACTGGACACCGACAAGCACGGGCAGACGGGAACCTACGCAGCAGCGAAGGAAGCCATCGACAAAGCTGCCGGCGCATCGCTTCCCGTCCAGTTCACCTACGCGGGGATAATCTACACCTTTGCCGGTATAGAGTACACCTTCCAGAACCTGGGCGCTGCATCCCTGGATGCCGCCTACCTGGCGCTCCGGGAGTATCTCTCCGGGCTCCAGATAAACACCACGGAGTCCTTCCTGGGCTTCAACCGGTCGGAGTACTCGCAGCTCCTGCGTGACTATAACGTAGCCCTGAATAACGTCCTGAAGGCCATCTCCGACATCGCCACCGAAAAAGCCGACGACGCGCTCTCCTCCATCGAGCTCATCAATGCCGCCCTGGAGAAGATGGGGTCCGACAATTACATCAGCGCCCAGGAGAAGCTCACCCTGAAGACCGCCCTCCAGGATGAGTCCGTGGTACACAGCACCCTCCAGACACAGGCCGCGCGCTACAGCACCACGGCAGTCCAGACGGCGCTCTCTGCTTACAATACGGCCTACACCCACTTCGGGAACGTGGTCACACACTACTGTGAGGACTTCCCCTGGGCTGACGACGTGGCCATCAGCGCCGACTACCCGCTCTCCAGAATCTCCGCATACTACACCGCCCGCGAGGCCCTGGTGGATGCCATCCATGCAGCAGAGAAGGCCGCCATCGATTCCAAGGCGAACACCGCCGACTTTCAGTACCTGAAGACCGCGCTCCCGGCCAACGCCATGACGGAAATTGCCGGAGGCCTGGTACTGGCGAACATCCTGGGCGTAAAGAATAGCGGCGGATCCGTAGTGGCCGCCATGAACGGACTGGCCACCGTCCCCGGCTTCAATGACGCGACGCACGGCGTGCTCCTCATCGCCGCAGGCATCAGCTCTTTGAGCACGGCCAAGGACACCGCCGCCACCAGGATCTTCGCAGACGGCACCATCATCACAAACAAGCTCATGGCAACCGGCGGAGAAATCCAACGTCTGAAGGTGCAGCGGCTCCAGAACCCGTTCCGGACCATCACCGAGGACAGCTTCACGCCCATCGAGGACGACAATGTCATCTCCGACAATCTGAGCGGCGGCAGTTACCGCTACGTCTGCGAGCTGGACTGGACCACCATCTCATCCGGCCGGCGTATGACTATTATCGGCGCTTTTTCTGCCACCGCTCCGACCGGCAAATACTTCTTCGAGAACGGCCGGAAGTTCCAGACCTTCAAGTCAAGCTATGAGTGTACGGAGATGCTCGGCTACGGAGACAAGGATACGTTCTACGGCTGGATCATTGTCTCCAGGACTCTCTTCTGCACCAACTACAACTTCGGCCGCAATATCACCCCGCTCGCCTTCGGTAAGGTGAACGGCCTGGACAGCTCGCCATCCTTCGAGATTTACAAATACAGCAATAGGAACACCGACAACTCGAACAAGGTATCCTCTAACGACGTAATGGCTGTAACCAGGAACGGGACGGACGCGGGCAAGTACTACATCTACGTCCCGAAGGCGTGGTTCATCTCTGCCCAGAATATCTTCGTGGATCTGGTCGGTATCGGAACGGCTGAAGGCGACGGTGCAAACCCGATAAAAGCCACGCTTTACGGCATCATATCGGCATCCTACTCATCCGGATATGCCGCGTGGCGCATCGAGGTGTGGACCTCTGACGACAACACGCCGAACAACGGCAACTTCTTCTTCCGTCTGTATAACATGGCCCAATGGGATGACTAAATACGCATATTATGGTAATAATTGACTTTTCACGGTTCCCGATTTTCGTGGACATAGAACACTCCAGCACCCAGGAGGTGGACGTCCGGAAGGGCGTCAGCAACCGGATGTACACCTCCCTCGCAGGACTGCCAGCTCACGAGCTGGCGCTGCGCATTTTCCGCTCGAAGGGACCCATCGAGATGAGCGACGAGGACATCGAGATCCTGGAGCTCTTCGCAAACAGCGAAGGCACCCCGGCCTTCCAGGATAGCCTGAAGGAATACATCAACCAAAACCAAAAATAAATTTATTTATGGCAAACGACACAATTAAAAAATCCATCACCGACCTGACCCCCATCTACAAGGACCCCGCCGTCCTGAAGGGGAAGGCCATCCTGGTCCACGATCAGGTCTCTGGCGACGCCATCCGCTTCGACGCCCAGCAGCTGGGCGTGGTAGCCAAGGACCTCTCCATGTACACCGTGGAAGGGCACATCCGCGGAGCCCGCACCACCGCGAACTCCTACATCGTAAGAACGGCCGGGGCCTACAAGTTCCCCCTGGTGTATGGCTGCGCCATAGCTGGAGGTGTGGCCAATCCGGACTCTTACACCCGTAAGGGCTCCGACTACACGGCCGACTTTGTGAACCATCTGGGGAACCAGATCACGTCCCCCTACATCGAGAAGAACGCCAACTGCCAGCCGGTATCGGCCGCTCTCCTCTGGCAAACCGCCCAGGGCATGATCACCACCGTCTCCCTGGAGAAGGGCGACGACTGCTACTACGTCCATTTCACCTGTGCAGACATCCCCACCACCAACGGCCTCGCCATCCTCGTAGTCAAGGATGCCGGCGGACGTATCATGTGGTCCTGGAACCTGTGGATGACCTCCGACGATGTCTCCTCCGAAGAGTTCACCAACGCCTCCGGCGTCGTGTATAAGCTCATGAAGGAAAACTTCGGCGCCATCTGGAACGCCGCCCGCACCATGTACTACAACCCCCACTTCCAATGGGGCCGCCACGCCATGATGGCACCGGTGAACGGCAGCGGCTCCCAGTGCACGCTCTACGACATCGACGGCAACGTGTACAGCGGCTTCGGCGCCTTCGGAACCGACGGAGACGAGTCCGCAGACAAGACCGTAGCCAACGCCATCCAGAACCCGAACAAGTTCTTCACGCGCCACAACACCAACAACCACAACTGGAACACCCTGGCGTGGTTCAATAACTTCTGGAACGCGAACATGACCGACTCCGGCTCTCTGGCCGACGATCAGGACACCGTCATCAAGACCGTGTACGACCCGTGCCCGCCGGACTTCGTCATGCCTTCCGGCCGCGCCTTCACCGGCTTCACATCCACGGGTAACAACTCCGAGGACACCACCACCTTCAACGTGGTCGGCGCCTGGGCCGCCGGGTGGAAGTTCAAGAGGAACGCCCAAGATACCGTCGGCAACTTCTTCCCCGCCTCCGGCTATCGTGCCTACGACTCGGGGGGCCTGGCGAGCATGGGCGGCAACGGCCACTATTGGGTGTGCGCTCCTAACAGCCAGACCAACGCGCGCAACCTGTACTTCAACTCGGGCGGCGTGTACCCCCTGAACAACAACAGCCGCTCCTACGGCTTCTCCGTGCGTCCTTGCCGAGAATTAAATTGAAGTCATTGAAAACCGCCGGCGCCCATTTGGGCGGGCGCCGGCAAATCATTTTTGGAGAAAATGAGTAAAAGCGCACCATCACAGGAGATCCTGGACTACATCAAGGACAAGAGAAGGCTCCCGTCTTACAATAAGACCAGGGAACTCTTTGAGCAGTTCGAGAAATCCACGCAGAAGCGGCCGACAAATATCAAGAGAGGAAAGTGTGCGGAGATAGAAAACGCGCTCATGGACATCATGCTCATGATAAGCAAAGCGGAGCTGGAGAAGGAAGACGCAGCGACCCGCGCCGGGTATATCGGCGCAGCCATGGATGACCTCCAGGAGGTCAAGCTGAACATCCGGATCCTGTACGACCTGCACCACATCCATCCGGAGGGATGGTCGGCGCTGATGCTTCTGGAGGATGACCTGGCCGGGCAGCTTTACTCATGGAAGAGAGAAACAGAAAAACGCATTAAAATACAATGACACACACGCGGAACACCTTCGAGCAGTATGCCCCCGGACCTGCGGTCAATCGCATCCGACCGGCACAGTCTCATCAAATTCAGTGGCCCACCCTACAATGGAGGAGCTGCCTCCGTAGGATATTACAGACGGCGCTGTGTCTTTTTCTAGCGTCTGAAGCCTACGTGGCCGTCGGCCAAGAACCCCCGACCACGTATCCAGCAAACGGGACACTCATCACGGACGCCTCCGGCTATCGTGCCAACGACTCGGGGGGCCTGGCGAACATGGGCGGCAACGGCAACTATTGGGTGTGCGCTCCTAACAGCCAGACCAACGCGCGCAACCTGAACTTCAACTCGGGCGGCGTGTACCCCCTGAACAACAACAACCGCTCCAACGGCTTCTCCGTGCGTCCTTGCCGAGCATTTGATAAGGGCGTCCCGCGTGTGTTTTTTTCCGGTATGAGATACACCTTTCAACAGGTCCACTACCTCGTAACACTGGCCTACATAAAAGCCAGACAGGAAGAGAGGAGCACACCGGCCCAGCTGGAGTTTGAGCTGGATCTGGAGCGGAACCTGAAGCAGCTGACGCGCGAGCTCTACATGCTCCAGTGGCGGCCGCAGCCCCTGGACTGGTTCGTTCACATGGATCCCACCGTCCGGGAAGTCTTCGCCCCGAAGTTCCGCGACCGCATCGTCAGCCACGTCCTGTTCATGATGCTGTCGCCGGTGTTCGAGCGCGTCTTCATCTTCGACAGTCACTCCTGCCGCGTCGGCAAAGGAACACTGGAAGGCATCGAGCGCCTGGAGCATAACATCCGGAGCGTCACCAACAACTACACCACGGACGCCTGGTGCCTGAACCTGGACATCAGCGGCTACTTCATGTCTATCGTGCGCTCCAGGCTGTACGAGATTATCTGGGAAACGCTCGGACCCTACCAGCGCCGCTTCCCGGACGCCATGGACTACACCCTGGCCGACTACCTCATTACCACCTTCCTGGGCCGCGACCCGCTGGAGGGCTGTGTTTACCACGGAGACCCGGCGCTCATCAAACTGGTTCCTCCATCCAAAAGTTTACGCTTCCAGAAGCCCGGGGTGGGCGTACCTATCGGCGACGTCATCAACCAGCTGAACAGTAACATCTACATGAACCCCTTCGACCAGTTTGTCAAACGCGCCCTGAAGGTACTGTTCAACCGCTACGTGGATGACGGGAAGCAGCTCGACCGCAGCTACCAATACCTGGTAGAGTGCCAGGAGCGCAGCGGCGAGTTCCTGGATCGTGAGCTCTGTCTGACGCTCCACCCGAACAAGACAACCATCACCAACCTATACGATACCACCTACTTCCTGGGCGCCGCCCTGCTGCCGTACCGCCGGTACGCAAAGAACGGAGCCATCGGCCGCTTCCGCGCATACATCGAGAGCGTGGACGCTGCAATAGCCACGGGAGAACCGCTGGACTACCCTGGCATCCTTTCCAGGATAAACTCCAGGCTCGGCTATTTTCAGCACTTTAGCGAGATTAAAATGATAGAGAAGACCATCGCGTCCACCCACTATCTCCGCGACGTCTTCGCCTTTACAAAAGACTATAAAAAAGCAATCATTAAACCCATAGTAAAATGAAAAAGTACACATTTAACACCCCGCAAAAGTCCGTCATCCTGAAGGACGGCAAGACCCGCTGTTTCTACAACGAAACCACCAGCGAGAGACCAATCATCCGCCCCACCGGAGAAACAGCTGCCGAGCAGGGCGAAGCGGAGCCGGAGACCGAGACCGAGTACTCCTACGAGGCCGTGGACATCGAGGGCCCCGTCACCAAGGGAACGCTCACCGATGCCCTCATCCGGAACGCGACGCTCACCATCAAGGACGGAACCACCCAGAAGCAGGCGGGACCGTACTCCCAGTCCGACGTGGAAGCCATCATGCGCCACAAGATGGCCGGAGACTCCGGAGCTGCCGCAGAGTTCAAGACGTTCAACCTCTTCGCCGAGGCCTGCAAGGCCGTAGCCGTCGGCATCCTCGGGGAGAATAACGACTGACAACCATGGAGCACGCAAAAGACATAATCCTCGCGATCATCGGCGTCATCACGCTGGCCGACCTCCTGAAGTTCTTCTTCATCAAGCAGGACCGGAAGGAGAAAGACATCACCAACAAGGACAAGGAGATCACCGCCATCCAGCACACGAACGATATCCTCCAGCAGCAGCTGGACCGTGCCGCCGCCACCATCGAGAAGAAGGAAGCGGAAAACGCCAGGCTCATGGAGGACCGGGCGGAGCTCATGGCCACGCAGTCCTGTCTCTTCGATGACATGTGCATCCACAAGGGATGCAGGCTCCGGAAGCCCCACCAGGGGAAGGGATCGCTCTGGTACCAGAAGTACAAGGACGACCCCACCCAGGGCGCCGACTACGAGTCCATCGACACACTCCTGAAGCGAGACCGGGCCGAGAGAGCCGCCCGCGAAAAGGGAGAAAAACAAGAAGAGGAGCCGTCATGCTAAAGATGCCCGTCATTTTGATCGACGTCGGCCACGGGAAAGACACGCCCGGGAAACGGAGCCCTGACGCGGTCGCCGGCAAGCTGGCCTCGCCGCTTTACTTCCGCGAGTTCTCCTGGACTCGCCAATGTGGCCAGGGGATCGTGGACGTCCTCCAGGCCGAAGGGTACACCGCCTTCCTCCTGGTGAAGGAAGAGGAAGATGTTCCGCTCAAAGAACGCACCAACCGCGTGGCCGCCTACTGCCGCATGTATGGCGTCCAGAACGTCCTGCTCATTTCCATCCATGTGAACGCCGCAGACAAGGGGCAGAAGTGGATGAACGCCCGCGGGTGGTCCATCTACACCTCGCCCGGGGAGACGGCCTCCGATAGGCTGGCCACGGAGATCCACGCGGCCGCCGTTCCGGAGCTGACGCAGAGAGAGTACGCCCGGACCTTCCTGCCGACATCCAAGCAGAAGGCCATCCGGACGGACTTCTCCGACGGAGATCCTGACTACGAGGCCAAGCTGTGGATGCTCACCCAAACACACTGCCCGGCCGTGCTGTCCGAGAACATGTTCCAGGATAACAAGGAGGACGTGTCCTTCCTGAAGAGCGACCAGGGCCTGGGCGCCTGCATCCAGCTCCACGTCCAAGGCATCGAGAACTACATCGAAAAGTATTTCAAGAAATGAGACGCTACTACCTGTCCTTCTCAACCATGGAGGCCCTGCGGAAAATCGGCAAGGCTCTCCCGATGGTTATCCTCCTGGTGGCCATCTGCGCGCTCCTGGTCACAAGCTGCGGAGCTGCCGGCAAGATACAGAACACCACCACGATCGAGTACCGGGACTCCATCCGCATCGTCGAGCACACAAAGGACTCCCTCATCTACGTCCCCATCCCCCTGGAGAAAAACCAGGCCATCGTGACACTGGGAGACACTTCCAAACTGGAGACAAGCGTGGCAAAGAGCGAGGCCTACATCAACAAGGACGGCCGACTTTGCCACACCCTGGAGAACAAGTCCGACCGGACGCTCCCGGCCAGCGTTCCCGTCCACTCCAAGGAAATCTTCCACGGTGTGACGAGCTCCAAGAAGGAAGCCCTAACCCGTACCGTGTACAAGGAGAAGGAGCTGACATGGTGGCAGCGCTTCCGCCTGAAGGCCTTCTGGTGGCAGCTGCTGCTGAACGTGGCGCTGCTGCTGTACATCTTTAGAAAACCCCTTTTAAAATTATTTGTAGTATGAAAAAATTCATCCGCAAGATCTGGGATGCTTTCGTCACCCTCGTGAACAAAGTCCCCAAGGACAAGCTCCTGCACTTTGTCATGGGCTTACTCATCGCCGCCTTCTGCGCCCTGGTGCTCAACTGGGGCCCCTGGTGTATCCTCCCGGCCATCGCCTTCGGGGCTCTGAAGGAGCTGTTCGACTGGTGGACCACCAAGGTCGTGGAGTGGTGGGATTTTGGAGCCACCTCCATCGGCGGCCTCATCATCCTGGTCTTCGTGCTGATCTGAACTGTGCCGGCACTCCACCGTGCTGGATCTGAACTGAAAGAACCGCCTGACTGTCAGACGGTTCTTTTTTGTCAGTTCTGTAGTTCACAAAAATCGCTACTTTTTGACAAGGGGGTGTTCCGGAAGGATGTCCACCCCCTTCATCACTTCCAGGGCTTCCGCGGTTTTACCTACATAAATGCCAGTTATCGCAGGGCTAGAGTGGTCCGCCTGCTGCTGGACGAAGTTCAGCGCCACCCCCTCCGACAGTGTTCTGGTAATGCCCGTGTCTTTCAGGCTGTAAAAGCTGACACCCTTCCCGATGCCATCCAGGTCTTTTATGTGCTTCTCCCAGAAATGCGCAATCCTCTTCCTGCCGCAGGACTCGGGCCCAGGAGTAAAGGCAGAACCGTCGCCATTTTTCCTTCCAAACAGATAGAAATCCGGCCTGGCCAGGTCCAGCCGCCGGAAGACCGGCATCGCTACGGTGGGGATGGTTCTGAAGCTCTCATTATCATTTTTTGCAATAGCCTCTGACACGTGGACCGTCTGGTGCTTCAGGTCAATATCAGAGCACCGCAGCAGCGCGATCTCCTTCGGCCGCATAAAGCAACAGTAGCACAGGAGACAGATGGCCAGATACTCCGGATTTTCATCCGCAAGGAAACGGAAGAGGACCGACAGTTCGCTATCTGTCAGGAGCCGGCGCTTTTTCCGGGTCAGCTTTTTCGGCTTCCGGTCGAAGCCCTCGAAGACATTCTCCTGGATATACCCGCGTCTCCGAATCCATCCGAAGAAAGTAACCATAAAGGACAGGTAGTTGTTGTATGTCGCCGGGGAGATTTTGTCGTCGGCCTCCAGGTGCTCCATGAAATCCCTGGCCACGTCGTGGTCGATGGATAGGATGAGGGAGTGGTCGGTGAAGCCGACGCTCTCCAGGAACCTCCGGAAGGCCCGGATATATGAGCGGTAGGATGCCAGCGACTGCGCCTCCATCTCCTTCGCCTTCACGTTCTCAAAGGCCTGGAAGACCTCGAAGGCCGGCACGGCTCCCTTGTTTCCCTGTCCACCGGTGACCGGGTTCCAGCCCAGCTGGAGCTTCTGCGACAACGAGGCCATAATCTCCCGTGCTGCGGCTTTTTTCTCGCGGATGGTCCCTCGGTTCACCTTCACCCGGTAACGCTTGAATTTGCCTGTTTCCGGGCTTTTTACGGAATAATAGACATACCAGCAGTCGCCGGTGTCGTGTAGTTTTGGGGGCTTGAAATCGACGTGGGGTCTGGGTACGATGTACATAATTTTTTTTTCTTTGCACACGTCCTGTAGGATATCATACAGGTCGGCGTGCAAGGAAAAAGGTACTACTTCTGTGCGTCCCGGTTTTGTCCCGGTTTTGTTTGAAAAATCCCGTAATTCGCTATAATTAGCGCAGTTACGGGGTTTTGGGGTGGATGATGGGGCTCGAACCCACGACACTCGGAACCACAATCCGATGCTCTACCAACTGAACTACATCCACCATGTTGGGAGTGCAAAGTTACAAATT